AGGGCTTAACGCCCTATTTTTATACCTCTCCTGGTGTAACCGTTGATGAATCTACCTTAGGTTGTGGAATTGCTGTTAAATCTTCGCCAGTTAACGCATCTGCTTTTGTAGTGTCATGGAATCTGTATCCAGTCGCCTTAAGTTTCTTTGTTACAGCCTCAGGTAGTGTTGCAAATCCACGTTGGAAACGACCATTCACTCCATATTCATATTCATATTCATCAATACCGTTAGCTTCTGCTTTTAATTCAAATTTATTGTGGAAACCTTGGAAATATTTCGCTTTAAATTTAGTGGCATCTCCATTTTTGCCTGGTATTCTACTTTCAACTTCTCAAGCCTCATACAATACGCGATCTACAACTGCATCTTCAATTTCATCTGCAAAATCGTCACCATAAAACATTTTAGCAGTACCAGACATTGTTGACTCAACAGAACCACCAGTGTTATAAGAACCGTCCATTGTATCCTCTGTATCTGTATCAGCTTCATGTGATAAGCCGTATTCAGTTAAAAAAAGCATTTTAGTAGCATCTACTTTTTCGCCAGCTTTTCTAAATAAAATAATACGATCATTACTATTTTTCATATTTGCCATTCAATATTCCTCCGTTTTTTAAAATGTTTTGTAAGATATCGTTACTGATGTGTGTATCAATTCTTGATTGGTAGTATCATCAACTAACTGTGTGATGTTAGTATCATCTTCTTCAAAGTCATAATCGTTTGTTTTAACGCTAGGTGTTAAATCATCAATACATCTTTTAACAAGTCCGTCATGATGTCCTAAATCATCACTTACACTCCAAATATCAATAACTAAATTCGTGTCACCAGAATAACTATCAAACGTGTATTTACTTCTGTTTGACTCCGGCATTTTTATTACAAAAAAAGGATACGGAATCTCTTGTTGCATCTCTTTACGAGAAATAACAGGGAATCCATATCCTTGTAGCATTTCATACGCTTTATTATAAAGTTGTAAGTTCGGTGTCATGCTTTTATCTCCTATTCAAACAACGCTTTCAATTCTTCTACAGTTGATTTTCTTATTACCTCATATACTGGCCACATAAAAGGTTCTGCCTCCATGTATCGAGTACCAAACTCTAAGAAACCACTATAAGCTGCATGCGATGTGATAGTGTATTGCAAATCGCCAGTTTTTTTATATCTGATATTGCGTGATAAATTACCAGTCCAATAACCCTTATTCATTACTTCTCTAGCTTTCAATTTAGCTCGTACTACATATTCTTTGGCGTTTTCCTGTAAAATATCATCAACATCATCATCAATGTTGGTTTTCATATCGTGAAATTGGTTTAACAGTGCGTCTAATCCATCTATATTCATCAATTGACCTCTTCGATATAATATGACGTTTCGTGTCTGTATATCCTTGTATCAACTATCTTGTAGCGAATGCCATTAACCAACACGTGGCTAACAGGGTAAGATATTGATTCTTTTATCCTCAGAACACTTACATCGTTTTTTACATCACCAAATTCAAGTTGCTTTCTTGCTCTAGAAATGGGGTTAATATTGCATGGTATCGCATCATAAGTGATTAGTGTGTTTTCTTTTTTGCTAGTTTTAGGATTGTAAGTTGCTACTTGTTCTAATTGAAAAATAACTCTATCTTCATATCTCAAAAGAACACAGCCCTTCCTTTTTTAGTTCTCGTTCTAGCATTAAAGTAATTATCAATAATAGCTTCATACTCCTTGAAATCGTTCAATTCATACGCATTGCTACGTCCGTCAACCGCTTCTGATGTCATACCTTCAGCACCAATCCTGTTGTAGCGTTTAACTGCAACTTCTTTAATCATGTAACTAAACCTTTCCGGTATTTGTTCAACTTCAATAGGTAACATTGATAACAACTGGCTTTCACAACTTTTTATAATTTCCTCTAATTGTTCATCTTGCTTTTCATCTTTAAGGCCAATACGTTTTTTTACATCAGCTAGCGTAGTCATATAACCACCTACTCTAGCGACTCAAAAGTGTTGATAATTTCAGCTTTTGTTTGTTTTTCATCAACTTGTAAGCCAGCAACACTTGCTATTTCGACAAGTTCTTTTTTGGTTAATTTGTCATTTACAATGTAAATCATTTGTTCGTTGCGTTTATTTTCAACACTAGCTAAAGCTTTGATACGTTCATCTGTAGGATCATAACCTTTGCGAGGGTAGACATGCCCTTTCATATAGACATGTCTGTTATCTTCTAAATCTGTAAAATCTACTTTAACAATTCCAATGATTTCGGGCATGTTACCACTCCTAATTATTTATTAAACTTCTCCTGGATTTGAAGATGGTTTTGCATCAGCAGGAACTAACTTAGCAAACGCTTTATCATCAGCGATATGCAATGCTACATGCATAGTTGCACGTAATGCCACCATGTCTTGTTCAAACAAGTTTACAGGTGTTCCATCTTCATTTTTGACTGTAGATAATTGTGCAGTTTCATCGATTTTGTATTCAATTAATTGAGGGATACCGTAAATCAACTTATCGAAATCACCAGTGATTAACTCACCACGTTTTAAGTTGCTTGATTTAAGGTTAACCACAGGTAGACCATCTAACGTATCACTGTTACGGTCATAAATACGTTCTTTCGTTTCAGGATCTACAATTTTACGTAACAAGCTTCTGTTTTGTGTTTTTGAGATAAACGCATTTGCTTCTAATTCGTCATCTTCAAGTAATGCCTCTAAATCAATAATGTTATCTTGTGTGAAGTCACCTTTAATAACCTTATTAGTTTTTTCAATTGATTGTGCAATTGATTTACCGAATGGATTGTTACCTTGATTCAAAATACCCGCTTCATCAAACTTTTTATAGAATGCTTCAGCAATCATAGGCTTCATTTCTTCAAAGAATTGTGAATAAGTGTAATTCAAAAACTCTTTTGTTACAGGTAAGATAACCCCTAATTTAAACGCTCTCATAGTAGCATTAACCCATGTAGCTTTAGATGTTTCGATTTTTTGACCTTCACCTACCCAGTAAGCACCTGGTTTATCAGCCCAAAAAGTAAACTTCTTCTCAGTACCTTCCATTGGTTCGTACTTACCTAATTGCATAATTTTAGAGTTTTCCATAACCTCTTGTAAGATGGGCGTTGTGAATTCATTCATCAACGTGCCATCTTTCTTTTCGTGCATCATTACATTATCAGGGTTAAATACTTGCGGTTTAACATTGTTACTCGCAAAATGTTGCAAATTTAATTTTAATTTTTGTGTTTGTTCCATTTAAATGCCTCCGTTAATTTTTAATAATTCTTTTTTGTCTAGCTATTTCAGCTAAGTTTTGCGGTTTATTTTTAGTCGAGTGATTAAATGAATCTCCACCAGTCAATGGCGATTGTCTAGCGTTAATCTTAACCGCTTCATTAACCGCTTTTTTTACTGCATTAGAAAAAGCTTCAACATTCAATTTAGTTTGTTCAGCAGTATCTGTTACAACTAAATTAACAACCTCATCTGATGAATCAACTTCCGCTTCGCTTAACATTTTCCTTGCTTCTGAACGCATTTCATTTAATTGTTTTTCTGAGCGTAATTGCTCCAGCTCTTTTTCCATTTGCTCGCGTTCATATTCATCTTTTTGATCCTTGTTCATTTTCGCTAATTTAGCAGCTTCTTTAGCAGCTTCTTCTGCTTTTTCTCTTGCATACTCATCAGCTTTTTTCTTTTCGTGGGCTACACGACGTTCAAGTATTTCATCAACTTTCTTTTGTTGCTCTGGCGTGAAAGTTATTTCAGTACCTTCGTCATTTTCTTTATTATCAGGATCTCTTTTTTTACCATCTCCACCTGGTTCATCCGGATCATCTGATTGGTCTGCAAAAAATTGCAAATTAAACTTAAGTTTATTTTCTTCCATGAGATATACCTCCATTTATAGTCTGTCGACTGTTTTTCCATGCGTGCTTTTTATGTCATCAGCACGTTTTGGACATAAAAAATAGCCAACACAATTAAGTGCTAGCTATTAAAAGAGTGGTTCGTTATATTTCGGTTTTTCTTTATTGGCTAATACTGCCGACCTTACGCTGTCTAAGTTTGCATCAATAATAACTGTTTCGTTTCGCTTTTGTAACTCTTTACGTATACCTTTTAACTCTCTTGCTATGTCTCTAAGGTATTTGTCAGTATTGCTCATACCAATATCCTCCAAACACTTAATTTACTATCATACAATGCTAACTTGCCTTTAAAAACTTTTACTTTTAAATCAATCATCGCTTTTCACTTTTCCTCC